TTAATGCTGACGTTGAACTTCAGGCTCTTGGCTTTGATCCTAAGCAACTACAACTCAGCGAGGCTCGTCAATACATCGCTCTTGAACTAGCGCGTCAATGCGGAATCCCTGCGTATTTCCTTAGCGCAGAATCTACCTCGATGACGTATTCGAATGCCACGAATGAGCGTCGTTCGCTTATCGACTTTTCGCTTCGACCAATTCTGACCGCAATCGAGTCGCGTCTTTCGATGGACGATTTCACACCGGCAGGAACTCGCGTTCGTTTCGACCTAGATGATTTCCTTCGCGGAAATCCTTTGGAGCGAGCACAGATTTATCAGATTCTCACCGGCATCGGAGCGATGACCGTGGAGGAAGTCAGGAAAGCAGAGGATCTCTTAGGATGAAGATCAATTTCCCAATGACCATCACGGCGGCAGACGTCGAGTCACGCACGCTCACCGGTCGCATCGTTACATGGGGCGAAGAAGGCAACACCTCGGCCGGACGCACCATTTTCAGCGAGAATTCAATTCAGTTCGGTAAGAATGTGAAGCTTTTGCTGGAGCATGAGATGAGCAAGCCGATTGGCAAAATGCTCAGCGCAGAAGTTACCGATACCGGCATCGAAGCCAAGTTCAAGCTTGCAAACACAACCGTCGCGTCGGATGCTTTGGTCGAAGCAGCCGAAGGATTGCGCGATGGCTTTTCAGTAGGCGTAAAGTTGAACGATTGGGCAAACCAAAACGGCGCGATGGTGATTTCATCCGCAAAGCTCATCGAAGTCAGCCTGGTTACAGAGCCAGCAATCGATTCAGCGCGAGTCGCTGAGGTCGCAGCAAGCGACGAACAAGTTTCCGAGGAAGCATCCGCTTTCAAGGATCAACCAACAACACAAGGAGAACAAGTGTCCGACACTACCGTTCCAGCTCCTGCCGTCGAAACGGTAGAAGCACCGGTGGCAGAGGTTCAGGCTAAGTCTGCACCGATGTTCACCACTCCTCGCGTGAACCTCAACGTCACCGCAGGACAATATGCACTCGCACAGGTTCGCGCTGCACAAGGCGACACCGATGCACGCGATCTCGTCGCAGCACTCGACATCGCTACCGTTTCCGAGAACACCGGAATGGTTCCACCGAACTACCTTCGCGACATCATCGGCGTCATCGATGATTCACGTCCGTTTATCAACTCCATCGAGCGCGCAGCTCTCCCAGCATCCGGCATGAAGATCTTTACGCCAAAGCTTGGGGCGCAGGCGACCGTTGCGGTTACCGGTGAGGGCGTTGAGTTCGATTCAACCGACACCGCAGTAACCTTCCAGGAAGATACAATCGTCAAGTTCGCAGGCGCAAACGTCGTCAACGTCGAACTCGTCGATCGTTCTGACCCATCGTTCGTTGATTTGCTTCTCCGCGAGCTTGCAGCGTCCTACGCGCAAAAGACCGATGCTTACGCAGCGCAAATCGCAGCACAGAACGCAGCTTCCTCAACCGGTGGCTCCGTTTATGCAGCAATCGCTGACGGAATCGCAGACTCCTATAACGTCATGCGCTTCACACCAAACCGCCTTCTCGTTGCTCCAACAGGCGGCTCCGCAGGTATCGATTTCGCATACTTGCTTTCCGCAACCGGCAGCGACAACCGACCACTCTTCGCCGCAGCTCTTCCAAGCAACGCGAACGGTCTTATCACACAGGGTTCGACCGCCGGCACAGTTGCAGGCTTGAACCTCGTCGTCGATCCGAACTACACCGGTGACGATGCAAACGTGAAGCACGCTCTCGTTTACCCATCCGCAGCGATGCGTTTCCATGAATCTGGCACCGTCCAGATTCGTGCGAACCTCGTTGCAAATGGTCGCATCGAGATCGGCGTCTATGGTTATGCCGCAGTCGTCAACCGTTACCCAACAGCTTTCCGCAAGCTGAGCTAGTAACGATCAAATAGTCCTGGGTGGGTGTGATCCCGAGCCCACCCAGGATCCCTAACCGAAAGGAGCACACGTGCCGACAATCATCAGCGTAGGTCAACTTCGCGCCGTCCTCGGTGTCTCCGTTTCGCTTTACTCCGATCCTATTTTGGAGGACGTCATCGATACGGCTGAGAATGTCGTGCTTCCGATGCTCGTCAAATACTCCAACCCGATTCGTTCGGTCGAATTGCAAGACAATCAAGCAATCTTCACCTTCGACGCCGTTCAGGTGTTCAACGAAGGTCAGAGCGTCGTCATCGCGAATGCTGGCTCACCTTTCAACGGCACTCACACCGTTCTCGCAGACGGTCTTAGCGATACGACCTTCCGCGTGGCGATCACTAATGCCGACATCGCAAAAAAGAACCTCATTCCGGCTGGAACTGCGACCCTGAGTGGCGCGAGCACCTACGTAGGCGTTCCAGAGGTTGAGTCGGCGGTTCTAGCGGTTGCCACCGAAGTTTTCCAATCACGCAGCGCAGTAGGCGGTCAAATCGAAGGCGTCGATTTCCAGGTAACGCCGTTCCGTTTAGGTCGCAGTTTATTTAACAGAATCTCAGGGTTATTGGGTAAGCACATCGACCAGGAGTCGATCGCGCTATGACCATCGCGACCGAGGTTCGCGCCGCGCTCAAATCCTCGCTCGCTGCGGTTCCTGCCAATATCTACGACCACGTTCCCGAGGCTCCCCAGGTTCCTCACGTGTCGTTCGTTCCCGATGATCCATATTTGGAAATCGAAACAATCGGCAAAGCAACCCTGAGATTACGCGTCAATATGGTTCTCGCCGTGGGCGTCAACTATGCAAGCAACGCAGCCGCGCTCGACAATCTGGAACAACTCATAACTAGCGTTCTGACGAATCTGCCATCCGGCTATATCGTCGGAGAGGTCAACCGACCCACAGTCACACAGGTGGGATCCGCAAATCAGCTCGTCGCTGATATTCGGGTTTCAACCTATTTCCAAAACTAAGGAGCAGAAATGCCTACCGCCGTAATTACCGGTCGCGATGTTACCTTCACTATCGGTGGTAACAATTTCGACGCTCAGGCGACCTCAGCCGTTCTAAGCGGCGAGATGGTTCGCGAAACCTACGAGACACTTGATGGCAAAGCCTACAAAGTGCTCGATAATAATTTCACCTTCTCGGTTGAAATGCTCGCTGATTGGGGTGCTACCGGTTCTCTTTGCGAGATCCTTTGGGGCGTCGCTGAGTCAGCACCGAACACCGGAATTAGCACCGTGTTCACCGCAGCATCAGGCGCGGTCTTTACTTTTCAAATTCTTCCTTCCTGGCCGTCAGCCGGTGGAAGCGGAAACGACGCGCAGACAGTAACATTTGAATTCCAGGTCATCGGCGTTCCGGCTGAGTCCTTTAGCTAATCGGAGAATCGGGATATGAAACTACCAATAACAATTACATACACCTCGGGATCTATTGAAACCTACACCGCGCAACCGCCGGAGTGGGCTAAGTGGGAAAGGGAAACCGGCAACAAGATCACACACGCCGAAGGAAATATCGGCATTTGGGATCTTATGTTTCTGGCGTATCACGCTCACAAGCGTCAAGCGGCAGGACTACCGGTGAAACCTTTTGACGTCTGGAGCCTCACGGTTGAGGACGTTGCGGCAGGTGAGTCCGACCCAAAAGCCACCCAGCCGGAAGCCTGAGCCGGCTTATCGTCGAATTGGCGATAGCGACCAGAATTCCGATGAGTGAGTGGACGGATGCATCAGACATCCTGACCGCTCTCGAAGTATTGAAGGAGCGCAAGTGACCGAGCCAGCCTTAGCCTTCGACAAGAAGGAACTACGTTCGGTCATAGGCGCATTCAAAGCGATGGACGAACAAGCAACCGACGAAGCCAAGAAAATGGGTTATGAGCTGGCGCAATATGCGGCGCAGGAAGTCAGGAAAGCCGCGCTCACTCGCACAGTCAATCCGGTCGCGGTTCGGCGAATCGCGGATGGTGTGCGCGTTAGCAGAACCTCAAAAGTCGGTGAATTCTCTTATGGGTTCGCCTCTCAGCGTTTTAGCGGTGGTGGCACGACGAAAGAACTATGGCGTGGTTTTGAGTTCGGTTCTAATCGATTCACACAGTTTCCAAAGCGCACTCCGAGATCCTCGGGGCGTGGTAACTCTGGATACTTCATCTATCCGACACTCCGTCGCATTCAGCCTCAACTAGTCGCTCAATGGGTTGAAGCCTTCGATCGTATTTTGAAGAAGTGGACTTGAAATGGCTGAATTTCGCACGCTGAAACTTTCTATCCTTGCCGATGTCGACAACCTCAAAAAGCAACTTGGTCAAGGCGAGAAGGAAGTTCAAACCTTCGGCAACAAGGTCGCTGAGTTCGGTAAGAAGGCAGCCCTAGCATTCGCCGCAGCCGCAGCCGCCGCAGGAGCCTACGCAGTCAAGCTCGCCGTCGATGGAGTCAAAGCGGCAATCGAGGATGAGAAGGCGCAGGAGTCACTACGCCGAACCATCGTCAACGTCACAGGCGCAACCGAAGCTCAGGTCGCAGCAACCGAGGACTTCATCGAGAAAACCGCACTCGCTACCGGTGTCGCCGATGATCAACTTCGCCCAAGTTTGGATCGACTCGTTAGGGCGACCGGCAATCTTGAACAAGCGCAAAAACTTCAAGCCCTTGCGCTGGACGTTAGCGCAGGCTCAGGCAAGTCCTTGCAGGCCGTCACAGAAGCCCTTTCAAAGGCTCAGGAAGGCAATCTAAGCGGTCTAACGCGGCTCGGTGTAGGTTTATCTCGGGCAGAGGTCGCAACCCTCTCATTTGACCAAATAACCCAGAAATTAGGGCAGACGTTCCAGGGTCAGGCAGCCGCAGCCGCTAATACATTCCAGGGTCGTCTTGATCGTCTCAAAGTCGGGTTTGACGAAGCAAAGGAGTCGGTCGGGTTCGCCTTGCTGCCGATTCTTGAAAGACTCATCAACTTCGTCAACGCGAACGTCGTGCCGGTCATCAACCGATTCACCGAGTCATTCGGTGCGCCTGGCGGTCTTGCCGACAACATTCAAAAGACGGTGGACATCGTGCTTCGGGTTTTGCGTCCGGCATTTGAAGGCGCGGTCAGTCTATTCAATCGCGTCCGAAACGCAATCAGCGACAACCGAGAATCCTTCAGCGCATTCGCAGACCTAATCCAAACTTACATCGCACCGACCATCGGCAAGGTGTTAGGTGGCGCGCTCAAAGGCTTAGGCGTCATCGCTGAGGGAGTCATCAAAGTTATCGCGACCGTGGCAAAGGTCATCACCGCAACCGTCGAAGCTGCCATCGTCGGCATAAACGCGCTCATCAAGGCTTACAACGCGGTTCCGTTACTTCCTAATATCCCAACCATCGCAGCACCGTCCGGCGGTGCGGTAGCACCTTCTGCGCCATCCATTCGCGCCATCGAGCGTGGGGTTCCAACCGCCAGCGCGCCGGCAGCTTCGGCAGTCGCACCGGTAACGAATAACATCACGGTCAACGGAGCAATCGATCCCATCGGAACGGCTCGCGCAATTGAACGGGTGCTGAAAAATGAACAAAGTCTCGCTGGCGCAAGTGGTGGCGGTGGCTTCTTAGGCGGTGCTCTTCTCGTAACATGACCTGGAACCCGAATTGCACCGTAACGGTGGATAGCGTTGATTTCACTAGCCAGACACTAGACGGCGTTAGCATCACTTACGGACGCCAATCTGTTTGGGAACAACCGCGAGCCGGTTTTGCCACCATTCGCATTTTGAACACGGCTGGAACGGCTTTAGGCTTTGAGATTCGCGATTCTGTTACGGTTACAATCGATAACTCGTCAGGTGTAGCCCAAACTATCTTTACCGGCAAAATTGCAGCAATCGAAAATGTGATCCAGGCATCGGGCAACGCATCAAAGACATTTATCACCCAAATCTCAGCTGTGTCGGTTCTTTCAGATATGAATCGAATCCTTATTGGGGGATCAAGTTATCCCAAAGAATATGACGATGACCGGCTAGACCGCATTCTTACCGAAGCCGGAGTGCCAATTGACGTTGTCGACACTCCTGGAGTTTATGAATTTACCGCGCGCTCGGGACAATTGACCGATGCTTATTCTCTCGCCAGCAAATACGCGACGATGGCATTTGGTTACATTTACGAAACACCATCCGGCGAAATTGGCTATGCGAACGAATCTCGAAGGACTTTGGATGCAGCAGCGAGCGGTTATCTCGATATACCGGACAAAGCCATTCTTTCGGCTTCTGTCCAATCCGAGCGAACAATCAACAACCTTCTGAACGACTTGACGCTGGTCTATAAAAACAGTCAAGAAGTCACGGCATCAAACGCGACTTCGATAACCAATTTCGGTCTAGCATCGTTGAGAATCGATACCGAGCTTGAACAGACCGTAGAGGCGCAAGTTCAAGCCGATCGTTACATCACCCTCAGAGCCAATGCTCACACAAACATTCGAGCCATCTCGGTCTATCTGAATAGCATTTATCTTAGCAACGCAGAACGAAATTCTTTGATCGACGTTTACGTTGGATTACCGGTTGAGCTATTGTCGCTGCCTGGTGCAATTTACAACGGTTCCTATCTTGCTTTCGTAGAAGGTTGGACGTTCAACATTACGGAGCAGGTGGTAATTTTGAGCCTCACTACCACCGATAACTCTCTATCCATTACCCCGACTAGGTGGCAAGACGTCAACGTCACCCTTCAATGGGAAGATGTAGATCCTGCGATACAATGGTTCGCCTATGAATAAGGAGCAAGCGTGGCACTAAGCCCCAATTACGGCTGGACAGAGCCGGATGATTCAGATTTCGTCAAGGATGGCGCATCGGCTATCCGGACGATTGGCGATGAAATAGACGCCACCGTTTATGCGCTTGATCAAAAGGTCAACGCGCTCATTCATCCATTTTTATTGATGGGAGCCTAATGGCTACAAATTACAAAGTGCTCGGTCAGACGGCTCCATCCGCTACCACCGCCACGACTCTTTACACAGTTCCGGCGGCAACGCAAGCCGTCGTTTCGACCATTGTCGTGGCAAATCGAGGAACTAGCTCGCAGACCTTTCGCATTTCGGTTCGACCGGATGGAACAGCCCAAGCAAATCAACACTATTTGGCTTATGACGTATCAATCAACGCTAATTCTTTTATTGCGCTGACGCTTGGCATCACAATCGATGCGACGGACGTCATTACCGTTTACAATTCTTCAGGAGATCTTTCCTATAGCGCATTCGGAACGGAGATTAGCTAATGTCCGTCAACGCTTATCCAGCCCGATTTGATGGATTCTTGAACCGTCGAGATACGATTACCTCATCGACGACCTGGAATCATCCCGACGGAGCATCAGCCGGCAATCCAAAAACTGTTTACGTCGTCTGCGTGAGCGCAGGGGCAGGCGGTGGAAGTGGTCGAGCAACAATCAACTCTGCTGGAGCTAGCGCTGCGGGAGGGGCTGGCGGCGCCGGTGGTTTCGTCGTAGGGGCATTCGTGAATGTCACCGCAAGCGTAAGCGTCACAGTAGGAGCACTTGGAACCGGCGGTGCGTCGGTGTCTGTTACTGATAGTTCAAATACCGCAGTCAATGGAAATCCTGGTCTTGCTGGTGGCTCAACGTCTTTTGGTTCCGTTACCGCTCCAGCAAGCAATCCAGGCGCAGCAGGAACTGGTGTTTCAAATAGCGGACTTTCCGGCGGATTGGGCAACGGTTCAATTGGAACAAGTGTTGCCGGTGGTTCTTCTATTACAACAACCGCAGGTTCACCAAGTAGAACAACTGTTCCTAATATGATTGTTGGTTATGAAACCGCAAATGCAGGAGCGGGCGGTGGTGTAAGCACAGGCGCAGCGCAGAACGCTTCTAATGGCTACACAACCGGATTTGGCACAAGTGGCAACGGTTCAAACGGCTCTCGCACAATCGACACAAACGCAACGACAGGCGCTGGTGGAGATGCTACCGGTTACGGATGTGGCGGCGGTGGGAGTGGTTCTGCACAAGTGACGAGCCAATCGACAACGAGAACAGCAACTTCCGGCAAGGGTGGCGACGGATCACCAGGCGTCGTTTACATTTACTATTAGGAGCAACCATGCCAAATTATGCGATTTATCACGATGACGTCATTCTGAACGTAATTGTCGCCGAATCGGTGGAGATTGCCGAAGAAGTTACTCAAATGAACGTAATCGAAACTGAAGGCGAGCCCTGGATTGGCTGGCGTTTGGTTGACGGAGAATGGCAACGACCAGCGATGCCAGAACCGGTTATTGAAGAAGATGTCGCAGAATAAGCCCTGGTTATGCCATGCAGGAAGGCAAATGCGTGAACAAATCGACGATTCTTTTCCTGAGCGCGACCGTCGTAGTGACGGTTGGGTGGCTGATGCTCGCCATGATTCGAAGTCTGATCACGCTCCTCGAAAAAACGGAGTCGTTCGAGCTATAGACATTGATGCGAACCTAGACGACACGAATACCTCGCTCTATCTCGCAGACCAAATTCGGCGTCATGCTCGCAAAGATAAGCGCATAAAATATGTGATCCATGCTGGAAAGATTGCCTCGGGAATCGGGTTATGGAAGTGGCGCGTCTATAAAGGTGTAAACCGGCACGACTCCCATATCCATGTCTCATTCAGCGCGAAGGGTGATCGAGACGGATCATTCTTTGATATTCCCTTGATTGGATAACCGTGACCGACTACATGAAGCATCCGATATTCCTTGCCGCAGGTGCGTTCCTCGCAGCCTGGGCAGCGACTAATTTCGAGCTCGACTACCGAGCCGTCCTTTGGGCGGTCGTTTCCGGTGTCTTTGGATACGCGAAGCCATATAAAAAGTGAGCTCCCAGGAATGGGTCGCGTTGATCGCTGGCGTGATGGCGATTCTGACCGGATTTATTGCAGCGTTACGATGGACGGTTCACCAATTCGTCCTCGAAATTGGCAGTCAGCTATTTCAAAGGATGGATCGCATTGAAGCTGAGATCGGCGTGTTGACCGAACGTCAGTCAGACATCTATGCGACCATTATGACCGAAAGGGGTTCGCATGGCTCAAAGAAAGACAAAGGCGCAAAAGCTCGCAAGCCTGCGCGCAAAAGAACGAGCCGCTAAGCGAACAAAACCAATCACCGCCCTCGATCTTTGGGCGATCCGCATTCACGAAGCCACGGAGTCGATGAGACGCGCTGGTTGGGAGGATGCGTTGATCACTTCTTACGTTTTGGAGCAATCATTACCGGATTGGGTAATCGCCGCTCCCGAGCGTCCGATTGAGGACGATGACGACGAGGAAGAAGAAGACTATTAGGCGAACCGTTGTAATCAGCGATCTCCAAGTTCCTTATCATGACTCAAAAGCCGTCCAAAACGTCGCAGCCTTCATCAAGCGATGGAAACCTGACCGAGTTGCAACTGTCGGCGATGAAATTGACCTCCCTCAGCTCTCCCGATGGGAACGTGGCTTGGCAGGGGAATTCGCTGGCACACTCGATCGCGACCGCCGGATTACTCAGGAGATTCTTTTCGACCTTCGAGTGACGGATATGGTGCGCTCGAATCACACCGACCGGCTCTATAACTCCATCAAGACCAGGCTTCCAGCCCTAGCAGCCTTGCCCGAGTTGCAGTTCGAAAATTGGTTAGGGCTTCCCGAGCTAGGCATCAAGTTCCACCGCAACCCTATGCCGATCGCTAAGGGTTGGATTGTGTTGCATGGGGATGAGGGTCAGGTATCCCAGAAGGGTGGTCAAACAGCCCTAGGATTGGCTCTAAGGCATGGAAAATCGGTGGTCTGCGGTCATACCCATAGGGCAGGACTTTCGGGGCTCACAATGGCTTCTGGGGGCGTAAAAACGGGTAATACGCTATGGGGTCTAGAAGTCGGAAACCTCATGGATTTCAAAGAGGCCAAATACCTCAAAGGTGGTTCGGGTAATTGGCAGCAGGGTTTTGGGCTGATTTATGAGTCCAGGGGCAAGGTCACGCCGGTATTCGTGCCAATCGAAAAGGACGGCTCATTCATGGTCGAGGGTCGGGTTTATGGTTGATTGGATCGTGCCGATTACCCGAACCATCGACGACCATATTGACGACTTCGATGCGGCGACCGATTTCGTTATGAAATCGTTATCAACACACCCACGCCACCGACGCGGTTAGGGCTTAGCCTTCTCCTGCCGGACAAACCACCGGCAGAATCGGGAAAACATGACGGCAATCGGTTTTGATCCGTTAGCCATTTATTACATTATCGCACTAATCGCAATCCCTATCCTGGGCTTGTTTTATACCGCACTCACCGAAAACTTTTATTGGAAAGGATTTAGGGATGGAAAACGACTTGCCGAAAACAATCGCAGCGCACGACATTCTGAAAGAAGCTAATGCGATCCGAGGTGATCGAGGGTCGATCTACGGTCACCCTTACATCAACCATTTACGTATCTCGAAGCTATGGTCGGCTTATTTGGATTTCCCGATTACGCCTGACCAGGTCGCGGTATGTATGGCATTACTCAAAGTCTCTCGACTTGCTGAAACGCCAGGTCATCGAGGACGTGACGGATACGTGGATGGTTGTGCCTATCTCGCACTTGCTGCGGAACTATCAACCACCGACCCAACTGAGTTCGATGCCTATTAGAGCCAACCACGACACCAAGATTTGGTGCGACATTTGCAAAATACGCTATGGGAAGGTCGGTGCGGAGTGGCACACTCGTGCCATGACGCCAGCTCGCTGGATCGTCATCAGCGAGACAAAGGAGCGACGTGGACGGACTAAAGCATATTGCCAGCCATGCGCCAATGAATGCCAGGTCGATGGACAGGGCAAAATCTGGACGTTTCGCGAGCAATTGGACTATGCGTTAGGAAGGGAATCAATCGATGGGGTGGAATCTGAATGACTACGAACCGGTCGAGGATCGATTACGGCTATTTTGGGAGGCTTTCCCGATGGGTCGCGTTGAGACGACTTTGGTTCACGTTGAACGTGACCGTTTTATTGTTCGGACTTGCTTGTTCCGAACAGATACCGATGAGAAGGCGGCTGCCTCTGGATTGGCAGAGGAAATTGTTACTGATCGAGGCGTCAACTCTACTTCGGCTTTGGAAAATGCAGAGACCTCTAGTCTTGGGCGCGCCCTTGCAAATCTTGGCTACGCTGCAAAGGGAAAGCGACCGTCACGTGAAGAGATGGCTAAGGTTGTCCGAGGGGATTCACCGCTTGTTGAAAGACCATTCAAGGGGAAAGTCCAGCAAGAAAAGCCGATAGCCAACGAACCCGAAACCGTGGTCTGGGATGACGTCGAGACAAAGGCGTTTGAAGATACCGGCACATTCATCGCTGATCTCCAGGCACAACTAGGCGCATCAATCGAAGGCTTCAAATGCGCTCATGGCGACATGCTACGCAAGGAAGGCACGTCAAAGGCTGGTAAGCCTTATTGCGGATATGTTTGCGGATCACCACGCAAAGCCGAGCAATGCGAGCCTAAGTGGGCGAAGATGGTAGGCGGCAAATGGGTGTTCGAAGGTCGAGCTAATGACTAGCATCGACCGGACAGGCGAGCCCAACAAGCAACCGGTCAAATGTGATTGGTGCGGTATTGATCTGGTCAGTTATGCCGGTTTTAGGGTTCAAATGCATGAGGAAGATCCGTTCGATTTCAATTGGGCGTGCCTGGAGCACTACGAAGCGGCGTGGGCATGAGTAGGAGGCAACGTGGTCGCGATTCTGAAAGGGTGGTGGCTGATTACCTCGTTAGGCAGGGTTTCCACACCGCTCATGTTACGTCTATGGCGGCTTCTGGCTCTGATGTCCTGGGGATTCCTAACCTGGACATTGAGGTCAAAGCTAGAGCCGGACTACCAATTAGCGAAACTATGGCTCAGCTCAAAAGAAGGCGACGCGAGACAGGGTTAGGCGTGGGCGTGCTTCGTATGAATGGGCAGGGTGAGAAGGCGATCGGCGATTGGGTCGCCATCCTGACCTTCGACGATCTTATTTACCTATTGAAAGCGGCAGGGTATGGAGCTCGATAAAAGGGTTCAGCGTTGTATCGCTTGCGGAAAATGGTGCTACATGAGGGAAATGTGCGAGGATTGCTATCCAAAAGACCTAGTGGCATAAATCACAGTCCATATAATGAGATTATTGTGAAAGGTGCGTGCAGGATGCTTGACTTACGCGATACGCTTAGCCTGCCAGCCGGCGGAGTCGGAGCTCGAGCCGGGGCAGTAGCGACCGGGAGAGCTCTATTTATCACGCTTTTGGCGTTTATAAATCTTTTATCTTTCAGCCAGCCTAATTCTTATGCTTGGAAAAACCATTCTATGAATTTGAAGCTATATGCTCATAACCAGATCAAGGATTGGACTGAGTTCGAGTGCTATGTGGAGCTCATACATAGGGAGTCATCCTGGAATTACAGAGCGAAGAATGGATCTCATTTCGGACTAGGGCAAATGCGATCAACGTGGTATCGCGACCTATCACCTCGTAAGCAAATCAAAGCGCATTTAGATTACTTAGACCATCGCTATAAAGGGTCAGCGTGCAAGGCACTCAGGCACCTGATTCGTAAGGGCTGGCACTAATGGCGAGCTATCTCAAGCGCAACGGAAGCACGTCACAATGGCGCAGGCTACGAAGTCAGATTCTCAAACGTGATGGTTATACGTGCTTCTATTGCGGTGGTGAAGCGACGACCGTGGATCACATAGTGCCGAGGTCGAAGCTGATCGACCAGAACGCGGATACGCTTGATAATCTCGTTGCTGCGTGTGCGAAATGTAATTACGCAAAGGGGGGTAGGTTTTTTGATAGCGCACCGACAC